TCACGGTTTACAGTAATATCACGCTGGAATCCCCATACACGGTTTGATGGGAATGTTAAGTCAACAAAGCCATCTGGGTAGTAAGGAACTTCCATTACATCAATTCCTAGAACACGAGTTGTACGTGCTCCACCAATTGTTTGCGCTCCACCATCAAGGTATGCTTGACGATTTGGCTGTGTGCTACCAATGCGATCAGAGAATGCTGAAGAGATTGCATCTGCTAGTGTACCGTTGTTACGGACAATACCAGAGAATGCGTCTGTACCAGCATAGAACTTTAGGTTGCTCTTGACTGCACGATACTTACGTGGCATTGCAAGAACAATCTTCTGCATGATAGATGTTGTCCAGTTATCTTCTGACACTGTAACAACTGCTTCGTGGGCATCTGTTGTGCCAACCTTTGCGCTGTGCTTTGTCTGGTTTACGAAACCATTCATGATTGAAAGGAAGTCACCTGTTGAACCATCGCCATTAATAGCAAGGTCTTCAATATCGTTTGCGAATGCATTGGTCATCAAGCGAACTAGATGATCTTCAAGTGCTCCACCTTCAATATTATCTTCAAGTGATTCTGTAGAAACTTCCCAATCAAGACGAATCTTCTTTGTAGTAAGTTCTACTTTTGTAAATGTAGCGCCAGTATTTGTGTAGTTTTGACTACCCTGTGCTGCTGCACGAATGACACGCTCTCCAACGTTAACCTTTTCGATTTCCATTGTGTTTGCTCGTATTGTAACTCTACGACCATCTTTGGCGAGTACTGTTGCATCCCACACGTAGTCGATGAAGCGACGAGCCTGTTCTGGTGCAAGAATACCTCCTGCTGTTCCAGTTGGATTTACAGCGTTATCTCCAGATGTTACTCCAAAGCCTGCTGTTGCTGTGTTTCCAAGTTGACGGCCAACAGACGCTGCTGCTGCATCAAGACCTGTAGCACTACCAACACCACCTGATACGAGTGCACCCTGGGAGTTAAGTTCTGCTCCTGAGCCACCTGAACCTGGATAGTTCTTGGCTATATCTTTATCTTGTTCTGACATTATTTCACCTCCTAGTGAATATATTGTTAATTAAATAGGTCGGAATTTTTGAGGAAACGTCCGCCCCATAGGGATTTCTGAACCTTTACAGGCTCAAACTGCACGATCTCGCCTAGATCGCCAGACTTGCGGAAAGCGGTATCTTGCTCAACGGCATCTACTCTCTTTCCAAACTCATTGAACTGACCCTTGACCTGTGTTACTTCTGTAGACACATCGTCAATGGACTTGTTAAGTGCTGCAACTTGTTCATTAAGAGACTTAATGGTTGTAGCGAGATCGCCAAAGGCATTAGTAAGAGAGTTCTTGATTTCAGCAACTGCATCAGCAATTGATTCATCTGACTTTGCTACAGCAAGTTCGGCTTCAACTGCTGGAGCAACGCTCTCTTCTTCTACTACTGGAGCAGAAGGAACTGCACTACCATCATCTGACTTTTCAACAACAGTATCTGTTGGTGCTTCCTCAACGACTGCAGGAGTTTCTACTTCTGCTGGCTGTGCCTCTGGAGTAATTTCAACATTCTCAACTGCAGCATCTAACACTGCTTCTGTTGCTTCTGTCATTTTATTTACCTCCTTGGTAATCTTAATTGTACTAATGCCTTTAGCACTATCAACTAAGAACTTTATCATATTTGCTTTTTCTTCATCGTTTTTTTCTACAAAACCAATGTTTTCCATGTTTTTGCCACTGATTGGACTTGCTTCTGTTTCTGAATCAGAAACTAATACAATACCGTTTTCGGAATCGTAAAAAACATTTTCAATAACAGTATCTGCAGATGTTCCAGTTACAACATTCTGACCATTTATTTTTTCAACAGAAATGATGCTTGCAAATTGATTTGCTGGGCTATCAACTAATGATAATTCATAAAGATCATAGTCTTTAATAATACGAATTGACTTGTCTAAGTCTGCATTATAGGCATCGTCCCAAACCTTAATATTGCCACCAATAGAAAAACCAGTGTATGTGCCATCTAGGACTTTCTCCCAGGCATTTTGAGCACCTTTTGAAACATAGGCAGAAACATAAACTCCGTTATAAAACTTTTTTGAATTTGGATCAAAATAGCGATCTTCTTTAAATGAAATCATTCTTCCTACTGCTGATGGCTGATGCATTTCTCTTAAGTTACCCTTGAAATTTTTAAATGCCTGAACACTTGCTTCTGCTGTAACAATGTCGTCTTGTTTATCAATGTTATCAAGAGATGCAAAACCAGAAACCATACGACGTTCTACATCTACCTTGCCAATAGGCATTGACAGACGGAGGCTATCTTTGTCTGTTGTCCAATTTGCCTTGTTTATTATCATATCAGAATCCATTATACCAAATGTTTTATTAGATTTCTCAATTATTGAGACGATCTACCCTCTCCAGCAGGATTACGCCCAGCAACTGTACTTGGAGAGTCAGAGTTGTTATTTGTTCTTTGTGCATCTCTTGCCCTATTGCCAGCAAGGTTTGCAGCGGCATCTGTAGCCTGTCTTGGAGTCATAATAAATGGAGTATCTCCATCTTTACGTAGTGGCAAATCAAGAGCCTGACGAGCCTCATTTGGCATCATAATCTGAGTCTTAACAAGCCTTTCAAGAATCTGTGATTGAGCAATTTCATCTGTTAATGTTAGTTCATTAAACTTAAGTTCAAGAACATCTGTTTTTTCTTTAATAATTTTGTTAACAACTTTTTCTAAATGATGTTGTGCTGGTCTGGCAACTTGCTCTTTAAATGTACGATCTTGTGAAAGTGCTGCTGCTAAACCAGACTCTGAGCCACCAAGTTTAGATATAGGTACTTGATGGGCAATTAGAATATCGTCACGATTTTGTTTACGATATTCTTTGAAAGATCCCTCTTGAATACCGTTTTCAATTGGCTCCATTTTAAACTCAACCTTGTTCTGGTCTGTATCTCCAGGGAGTGGAATATAAAGGGTTCTGTGAGACTGCGACTTAAGACCAGTCTGTAAAAATCTAAACATTTTATCTTCTGCGTCTCCAGAAAGTTTTGCACCCTTTAAAGTAATGATGTATCGTGGTACAGCCTTGTTTTCAAAATAATCAATGTTGTATCTTGATGCTAGTTGATCACCAATTAACGACGGCATTGCAGAAACAATATCTGGAATCCCATAATAAGTATTTAATGGAGAGTATGACTTAAGATGAATAATTTCATTTGCACGGCTATCTGCTGTTACTGGATTCGTATTACTTGCACCAAAATTTCTAAAATAAACAACAGCCTGACCAATAATCTGAAGGTAGCCATCATTAAGTCTACGAACACGAACAGTAGTCGCTGGGATATGCCCAAGATATCCAATCTCGCCCTTAGTAGTTCTGCCTATTTCAATAAAACCATTGCCTGTTGCTTCAACATCTGTATAAACCTTTTCCATAACTTTTGTAAAAGAATCATCATCGTTAAGGTTTTCTAGCCAATCACGAAGTTCAATCTTGGCTCTTTCAATTCTGCTTCTTGCTCTACCAGTTGCGCCTTCATCTTCTGAAGTTTCTAGTCTTAGCGCAGTCCTATCTGTAATGTCAAACCTATAACCAAGACCTACAATGTTTTCTACCTTTGCATCAATTGCAGCGTGGTTTGAAAAACATGTATCATAAAAATTTGCAAGTTCATACATATTATATGGTGGAGTAATTACGTCAAATAGACCGTATCCATTTCTGTATACCGTTCCAGGATTAAGTGCTTTAGAGCCAGCATCGTCTGCTCCAGAAGGAGTTGCATTTGCTGAGTCTAGATATGCTGCTGTTGGAGAAACTGCTTTGCTAATCTGTCTTACTATACGACGGCGAAAGTTTTGATCTAAGCCAGTGTATTCTTTAAGTTCTTCCCAGTTTTTATTAAATGGGTCACTTAACTTAAACTCATTATCTTTTTCTTCTTGAGTATTTAGACTTGCCCTAACATACTGGAAGTTATCATCATCAGTCACTTTCGTACGCATCCCTTCCGTGTGTTTTTAATGTCTTCTGTGCATCTGCAATTGCACCAAGGTCATTCACGTTTGGAATTAACCCTTGCCTCATTCTATCTTTTTGTTCTGAGTACTCTTCTTCAGATACCCTGGTTAATCCAGCAACACAATGCGCTGTTCCCGTTCCATCATCACCATTAAATACTGCAGCCCTTTTAAGTTCTGCAATTTTTGAAATGTCACCTTTTTGAGCAGGAACGTTTAATACAGAGCCCGTTCCATCAGTAAACCACTTTCCGTTTGATTTCTTATATACGTATAGGCCCCAGTCATAATGCTTATCAATCACCTTACGACGTACATTTTCAACAATAGGTTTGCCAGTTTTTGGGCTAAATAAAGAATCCATAACCATAAGTATACCAGATCATACTGGTGCCCCTACAGATGACGACCAACTGGTGTCATTATAGAATTTCATCTTGTCAGACTCAAATATCATGCCTTCTTCATCATCAATGATAATCTTATTAGTTCCCATATAATTATTATAAACATCTTCTGCGTTTACGCCATAAAGTGATGATGATGCTATAAATAAAACGCCATCCCAGGTATAGTTATTTAACCAGTATGACCATTCATAATCTGTTATGCCTTCTTGTTTAACCTTGTTCCATGTCCTATTAATCTTTGACTGTATCTGCTGAAGACTATTGGCTTGATAGTATGCAATGTTATTAAATATTGCGGGGCTGTTTAAATTTACAGATCCCAGGAATAAGTCAAGGTTTAAGGCTGTTGCAAAGTTTATTCCTAGAACTGCCCATTCTTTTATTGTTAAAGTTGGCTCACGAACAAGGTTTCCATTTAAAAAATATGATATACCATCAAAATCGGAGTTATCATTTTTGTTTTTTGCATAAATTTTTCCTCTTTGACCCAATTCATCATTAGCAACTATGTAAAAGATAACTGTATTACTTTTGTGTTCTATCTCAAATAAACTTATTGGTGTTGCAGGAAAAGATTCTTGGTCATATCTAATCCAAGATTGAAAAGCACTTATTCTGTAGTTTTCTGCAACAGATTGATTAATTGGCATTGATATTCCACGATCAAAATTAGAATCAAAATCTCCACGAACCTGAATGCCCGATGTTTTATTTACATAAAGATATGGAGTGCTTCCTTTATAAATGCTAAATGGATTTTTTGATTTATAGTCATAGTAAATTCCAGACCGCTTGTAAGGAAACAGATCAATTCCAGATCTCGTACCAATTGCATTAAATGAGTTGTTATTAAGAGCCTGAGATGCAATTTCTAACTTTTTAATAAGAACTGGTTTTGTTAGTATTCCACGAACATTAAAGTCTAAACTATAAACAATTGCTAATTGGTTAAAATCAATATCTTTTCTTGGATAAATTAAAGTATTGTCAATGATTTCAAATTTTGTTGTAGACCACGATGAGTAATTTGAAATATCAATAACTGAGTTTTCTGTTGGTAAAACCGTAGTTGTAAATTTGCTTGGTAAAGAATTTGCTCCATCAAAAATATATTGAAAAGTTACATAACTTTTAATAGAGGCATTTTCTGTATTGTATTCGTAGTATTTTAAAGCATTTTGAGATAAATCTTGATAATTATTTAATCCCGTAAAAAGTGCATTATCTAATTGTTTGTATGTTTTTCGTACTGGATTTTTGTATCCATTTGTAAACTCTTCATATGTCCAAGATTCTATAGTCTCTGTTTCTAATGGGCTAGATGGAGAGGGATATCCAAAGTTAAACTGCAAGAAGTCTAAATCATAAAATGAATTTCCTGCTTCATTTTGTACGTACTGTCCAAAATAAGATAGAGGAAGATAGTCTTCCCAATGACCTGCAACACCAATATCTAAGAATAATTTATTATATGCAAATGTTGGCAAAAGAGTATAACTTGC